GGGATATTGTGGCTATTACTTATCCTACTGGGGGATTTGATGCAAAGCCATTTAGAGTTCTGGGTTTAACAATTAATGAAGATTTAACAGTAAATGTCCAGTTGTTTGAACACCAAGATAATTTTTATACATTTAATGAAAAGAACCCAATCGCAACAATACCAGACACCACTTTACCAAACCCATTTATAGTTCAAGCACCAGTTATAGAAGTATCAGATGAGCTAAGAGCCTTAAATGAGGAAGCTATTAGTGTTTTATTAGTTGATGTAGAGGCTACTGATGAATTTATAGTAGATTTTGAGGTACAAGCTAAGAAAAGCACAGATACTGTCTATATTAACTTGGGTAGGGGTGCTAGTTCTAAGTTTGAACTTGCTAACGTAGAAGATAATGCTGTTTATGATGTTAGGGCTAGGTCAGTTTCATCTATTAGTAGGTCTGTATTTGTATCTGCACAACATCAAGTAGTTGGTAAAACTGCACCACCTGCTGATGTAACAAACTTTCAAGTCAATATTGTAGATACTGAAGCTCATTTAAGTTGGACACCAGTACCAGATTTGGATTTGTCACATTACATAATTAGACATAGTCCTTTAACTAGTGGTGCAATATTTTCTAATGCCATAACCTTAATTGATAAAGTATCAAGACCAGCGAATACTGTGACAGTTCCTGCCTTAACTGGTACATATTTTGTAAGGTCAGTTGATAAAATTGGTTTAAAATCCCTTAATGCAACCAGTAACGTAGCTCTTATAAACAATGTTAAAAACCTAAACTTTGTTGCAAGTTCTACACAAGACCCTAGTTTTACAGGTACAAAAACAGATGTTGTTGTTGTTGATGATGCTTTAATATTAGAAACTGCTTTATTTGATAGCCTAAGTGGTGATTTTGATGATGCTTTAGGTAACTTTGATGGTGGTGGCGGTACAGTTTTATCTAGTGGAACATATGATTTTGATACATATATTGATGCAGGAGGGGTTTATAGCAGTAGAATAACTGCAACCATAAATATGGAAAGACAAGACTATGTAAATTTATTTGATGATGCACAAGGCTTATTTGATGCTAGAGAGGGTTTATTTGATGGAGGTGATACCTTTGGTGATGTAAATGTACAGCTACAGATAGCTAAAACAAATGGAGACCCTGCAACTGCTGATTACACACCATTTCAAAAGTTTAATGTTGGAGATTATACTGGCAGGGCATTTAAATTTAGGGCAGTTTTATTAAGTGAAGATGTTGAAGCATCACCTAAAGTTACTGGTTTATCAGTACAGGTAGATATGCCAGAAAGAGTTTATTCAGAAAAAGATATATCAAGTGGAACTGATACAAATGGTAAAGTTATAACTTTTAGTCCTGCATTTAAGGAAATACAAGGTGTAGGAATTTCTGCTAGTAACTTGGCTAGTGGTGATTATTATGCTATAACAAGTAAAAGTGCTACTGGTTTTACTATAGAATTTTTTAACAGTTCAAATACCACAATAGACAGAACATTTGATTATGTGGTTAGAGGGTATGGAGAACTAGCATCATGAGGTTAAAATATGTCACAAAATGATTTTACTATTGCCAATCAAAGTTTCCCTGCCTTTAGAGCAGATTTAAACTCAGCCCTACAAGCACTAGCGAGTAATAACTCTGGAGCTACAGAACCTAGTACAACCTTTGCTAATATGTGGTGGTACGATAGTGCCAATAATATCATGTATATCAGAAACGAAGATAATGATGCTTGGATAAAGTTTGCAGAATTAGACCAAGCTAATGATAAATTTGTTTTAAGTGGCACATTACAACTAGATGATGGAACAGTATCAGCACCTGCATTAACATTTAACTCTGATACGAATATGGGTATCTATAGAGGTGGCACAGACATATTAAAGTTTGTAACAGCAGGAACAGATGCGATTACGATAGATGCTAGTCAGAATACAACTTTTGCAGGTACAGTTGTATCAGATGGTATGTCTACAAATACAGCAGGTACAAGCAACTTCATAGCAGGTTTAAATGCAGGTGACTCTATTGAAAGTGGTGGAAATTACAATGTGTTAGTTGGAGATGGAGCAGGAACTACAATTAGTACTGGTGACCACAATGTAGCAGTTGGATTTGAAGCAGGGAAAGCTATAACTACTGGTAGAAATAATGTTGCAATAGGATATCAAGCACTTTTACTTGAAGATGCAAATGGAGATAATGTTGCTATTGGTTATCAGTCGTTAAGAACACTAAATGCAGGTGCAGATGCTTTTAACACAGCAGTTGGATATTTTTCAGGCACATCTTTAAGTACTGGAACTCAAAATACTATAATAGGTGCAGAAGCAGGAACTTCATTAGATACTGGTACAAGAAATGAATTAATTGGATATCAAACAGGTGACGCACTTGTAGGAGGACAACAAAATGTTGCAATTGGAAGAGTAGCATTATCTGGTGATACTGAAGGTCAAAGGTCAGTTGCAATTGGTACTGGTGCTTTACAAGTTCAAAATTTTACTTCACCAACTCAGACTTATAATACAGCAGTTGGACATAGTGCAGGACTATCAATAACAACAGGAACTCAAAATACTTTAATCGGTGGTATTGCAGGTGATGCTTTCAATGATGCAGATTTTAATGTGGCAGTTGGTTTTTCTTCTTTAAGTTCTGACACTAAAGGCAGTAGGTCTACAGCATTAGGTTATAAAACATTAGAATCACAAAATTTTGCAACTTCTACAGATGCCGCCAACACAGCAGTGGGCTATAGTGCAGGGTTAAGTATAACAACAGGAACAAGAAATGTTTTAATTGGTGCAGAAGCAGGTGATTTATTTGATGAGGGATTTTATAATGTTGCAGTTGGGTATCAAACTTTAAGTGCAGATGTAAAAGGTTCTGGTTCAGTTGCAATAGGATACAAGGCTTTAAGTAATCAACAATTTGGTTCTGCTACAAATACTTACAACACAGCAGTTGGCTATGCAGCAGGGCAACTAATTTCTACAGGTACAAAAAATACTATTATTGGTTCTTATAGTGGCAATCAAGGTGGCTTAGACATAAGAACATTAAGCAATAACATTGTGTTATCAGATGGTGATGGTAATCCGAGAGTTCATATTGATTCAGATGGAAGATTAATAGTTGGTAATTCTATAGGAACAAGCACTTGGCCGCAATCTCCAAGTACAGCAGACGAACAAAAAATACAACTACAACAAAATGCACAACTTGATATTAGCACAAATCAAAGTGGTGCAATAAGAGTTAATATAAATAATGGAGATGGTTTTCCTGCTTATTGGTATCGTAATGGTAGTTTTGTTGGCTCAATAAGTGTATCTTCTGGTGCAACAGCTTACAACACATCTTCAGACCACAGACTAAAAGAAAATGTAGTTGATATGACTGGTGCTATTGACAGAGTAAAGCAATTATCACCTAAAAGATTTAACTTTATTGCAGACGATACCGATAGATTAGTTGATGGTTTCCTTGCACACGAAGCACAGACTGTAATTCCAGAAGCTGTAACAGGAACTCATAACGAAGTTGATGATGATGACAATCCAATCATGCAGGGAATTGACCAATCAAAACTAGTACCATTATTAACAGGTGCATTGAAAGAAGCTATCGCAAAGATAGAAGACTTAGAAGCTAGAATAGCAACATTAGAAGGAGCTTAAAATGAGTAGAACAGCAGAAGAAATAACACAAGCACATTCAGCTTGTTTAGATGGAGCAGATACAATCAATGTTGTAATTGCTACAAATAACTTAGGTGATGATGCAACAGATGAGAACTATGGTTATGACATGACACTTGAGGAAAAGAAAGCAAGAGTTAGTCGTAGTGTAGGATATCTCAAGTATCAGAAAGATAACTTTGATGATTGGGGTGATGCTGATTTCACAGTGATTGACCAAGCTATAGCAGATGCAGACACGTTTACAGGGGAATAAAATGACTGAACAATCAAAAGTAATCACTATTGATGGCAAAGAATATAAGCCAGAGGACTTAGATGAAACTCAAAAATATTATCTTATGCAGATAAATATGACACAACAAGAAGCTGATAATATAAAGGTAAAGTTAGACCAGATGACAGCTTCAAATATGTTTTTCAAAGACCAATTAGCAAAATCACTAATTAAAGAGGAAGATAATGGTCAAAGCGAGTGAAGTAAAATCCCAAATTGACACTCATGAAGCTGTTTGTGCTGAGAGGTGGAGAGAAACCATTACTCGCATCAAAAGATTAGAGCATATAATGATTATTACAGCAGGTATGATGATTGTTATGCTATTGGAGCTTTTATTGAGGTGACACTATGCTTGAAATGCTAGTGGTCGCTAATAGTGCTTTCGCAATTATCAAACAGACCATTCAAAATGGTCGAGAACTATCTTCAGCAGGGTCAGCAATCGCCAAATTTGTAGGTGCTGAGGAACAATTAAAACAAGATTTATATAAAAAAAAGAATAGTATTTGGACAAACTTTCTAGGAAAAACTGATAATGACCTAGAGGAGTTTATGGCTCTGGAACAAATTAGGGTCAAAAACGAACAACTTAGAGAATTTATGCAATTATATGGCAGGGCTAATCTATATACTGATTATGTTCGATTTTGTGCTGATGCTAGAAAATCCAGACAAGATGCTAAAATAAAAGCACAAAAACAAAGAGAAAAAATGAAAGATATTATAATGAAAGTAATATTAGCTATTCTTATTACTGCATTATTATCTGGTGTTGTTACAGTACTTGCAATTATAGCCAAGAAGAAAGGTATAATATGACAGCCTTTATGCTTGCTTGCACATTAAATGGAATAGCTACTGGTGGTATTTACTTTGAGAATGTGAATGTCTGTATTGATTACAAAGATAAACTTAATAACCAAACTTACATGAGGGAAAATAAACCACAGACTTATGAATGTATTTGTAAGCTAATTCCTTTTGTAGATACAGATAAAGTGAGGGTTTATTAATGGTATCAGTTGAGCAGTTTCTAAAATGGAAAATATTGCCAAGATGTATGATGCTTGCTAGTACAGTCATGTCTTGGCGTTGTGCTGAATGGTTTATGGATTTAGATGCACCTACAGCTAGTCAATCGGCTTTTGTATCAGTTGTAATGGGTGTAATGACAGGTGTATTTGGTATTTGGATGGGTCACGAACATAAAGGGGATAAATAATGGATATAGAGCATTTAAAAAAAGATATCATGTTTGAGGAGGGTGTTAAGTATGAAGTTTATAATGACCATCTTGGATATAAAACATTCGGTGTAGGGCATTTAGTAAGGGCTACAGACCCAGAAAATGATATGGAAGTAGGCACAGAAGTATCTAAGGAAAGAGTTGATGAATGTTTCGAGGTTGATTTATATGTTGCCATTAATGATGCTGAAAAGTTTTGCGAGGGTATGGAAGTTGACGATAATATTAAAGAATGTGTAACCCATATGGTTTTCCAGTTAGGTTTACCCAGATTAAATAAATTTAGAAATTTTAAACAAGCCTTAGTTGATGGGGATATTGCAAAAGCACAAGCTGAAATGAAAGATTCACTTTGGTATAGGCAAACAACTAACAGGGCTGAAAGATTAATAGAAAAAATGGGGCAAAGTTTATGATACAAGCATTAATAGGACCAGTTACAGGGCTTTTAGATAAGTTTATAGAGGATAAAGACCAAAAAGCTAGATTAGCACATGATATAGCTACTATGAGCCAGAAACACGCTCAAGAGCTTGCTAAAGGGCAATTAGAAATAAACAAAGCAGAAGCTAGTCATAAATCTATATTTGTTGCAGGTTGGAGACCCTTTATAGGTTGGACTTGCGGAATAGCTTTATGTTGGCATTTTGTTTTAGCACCAATAACTATATTTTTATGTGCATATTTAGGGGTAACTATCCCAGAACTCCCTGCATTTGATATGGGTTCATTAATGACTGTTTTAATGGGTATGCTTGGCTTGGGTGGTTTAAGGACATATGAAAAGCAGAAAGGTTTAACAAAATGAGTTGCGAAACTTGTAAAGCGTATGAGTGTGATAAAGAAGAATGTAACTGTAAATGCCACACTCGGGAGAAAAAAGAAAAAATTAATTTAAAACACGAGTAAAAAAATGAGTAAGTTTTATATGAAATTATATGAATTTTTTAATGGTATAGCCAATTACTTCTGGCATAAGGCTATAAATGACAAAAAGAAAAGATGATTTAGAGCAAGAATTTGGCAAAGAGTTTATTGACTGTATTTTAGGAAAATGCGAAACTAATTGTAGATATTGTAAAGAAGAAAGGAAAATATCATGCCTAAAGGAAAAGGAACTTATGGTTCAAAAGTCGGAAGACCCAAGAAAAAGAAAAAAATGAAAAAGAAATAATGGAAGGTTTTACAACTACTGCTACTTTATCTGAACTCATAGATAAGCGACCTATGAAGAAAAGAAAAGGTAGAAGACGTTATAGAATGCCCAATAAGGGCGATTTAAGGGCTGTACAGCGGATATTAAAGAAAAAAGGGATACAATACTAGCGAAATGGAATGTTTTGTTTAATTATGCCTCCAACTAACTCAAGACATTCTGATACCTCCCCTTTCACAATGTAGTGAGGTGTTCCTAAAATTTCTGATTGTACAGCCCACAGTTTTTGGGTATCAGACAACCTACCTTTAGGGGCTTTTAATTCAATATATAAAATTCTACCTACTGGATATTCAACAATAATATCTGGACAGCCAGACTTCAAGCCCATTCTTTTCATCTTAGCATGATAATGAATAGACCTTTTACCCTCATTGGGAACATGAAAATGTCTAAAGTTATAGATTTTGGCTAAGTAATTAAGATAATCATTACAGGCTATTTGTATATCTGATTCTTTGGTCGTAGAGGATAAAGCCTTAACAGGAATCATTTTAAAACCTTATCCCCTACTATTACTATAAAATTGGAGTCCATAGTAATTACTTTAGATTCGATTGGAGAATCACAAATGTTTTAGCACATAAAAAAAATTATTTCAAAAAAAAATTGCATTTAACGCTTTACATTATAAAAAACCTAGTTTATAATCTAGGTTATAAAGTTAATTAATAATAATAATTGGAG